AGGTTTTAGAGCATAATTTACACATTAATAATACTGATAATAAAAAGTGTGCTTGCTTTTGGGACACATGTGAATTTGACAATCCACCTGTATATATTCCAAAACATTTTATGAACGATACATACCATGTATATGGATGTTTTTGTAGTCCAGAATGTGCTGTTGCTTATTTAATGGAAGAAAATATTGATAGTTCAATCAAGTTTGAAAGATATCAGTTGATGAACCATATTTATTCAAAAATATATAATTACAGCAAGAATATCAAACCTGCTCCTAATCCTTACTATATGCTGGAAAAGTATTATGGTAATTTAACTACGCAAGAATATAGATCATTATTAAGAAACGAACGATTATTTTTAGTTGTAGACAAACCATTAACACGTATAATGCCTGAGCTTCATGAGGATAATGATGATTTTATTATAAACAATAAAATTATTCCGACAAATAATATTAAATTAAGAAAGATACAAAGGAAACAAACTACAAATAATATATTAAGTGAACGATTTGGTTTAACCCAATAATTACAATTATTGAATAATATATAAATAATATAGTATTATTTGCGACACTATATTATTTTTTATTTTATTATATTATGAATAATCAAAATTTAGAAAACGAAAGTCCTTTTAATATTCTTGAATATGTAAAAGAAAATTTTATTGGGTTAATTTTGTTATTAGTTGCCTTTTTTATTATTTATTTTGTAGATCATATAAATCAATTAAATATGTTAATAGATTCAACGCCATCACAAATTTCTGGTTTAAACTCTATAATTTCTTCTCCCCAAAAAATAACAAAAAGAAAGTTTAAGAAACGTTAATTTCGTATAACCCATCTTCATTAATTCCAGTTTGTCCTATTTCATTTTTGTAACCAATTTGATTACTAATTAATCTTATACCATTTTTTTCAAAATCATAAGACCAATGTGTGTGACCACTTATCCACGCTAATACATTATTTAATTTAAAATTATCTAATGTATTGTCTGGCCAAGCAAAATATGAATTTAATTTTTGTTCTACAGATAAATATTTTGGGTGCGATGTTCCCGTTTTTGTCGGAGGAAAATGTGTAACTACAATTGTTTTTTTATTCTCTCCAGCTAAATAATCTTGAAGTTGTTTGAATGAATCATTTGATAATTCATCCACCTTAGAAACATCTAATTTAACTACTTGATTTACATCTTTTTTGAAATATGTTATATAAGTATAATCATTTATATGCATTTGAGCTTCCAAACTATACCTAAATGGAGGATTAGTCCAAAATGTTGAACCATAAATATTTATATTATCATCTAATTCAGCAATAGAATTATTTAAGTAAAATATATTTTTATATCTTGATTTAATATTATATTTATAATTAAATTCTAGTTCATTCATATTTTTTTTGGGCGAATAATATTCATGATTTCCTGGAATATAAAATGTTTTATTCCAATTTGCAGAGCAATAATCTAAAAATGGATAAAATAATTTATGATTTAAATTACATATATCTCCCGCCAAAATTAAATAATCTGCTTTTTTATTTAATAAAGGCATTTTATTCCAAATTTCTAAATGAATATCTGAAAACACTTGTATTAATATTTTTCTTGTAGCCATTTTAATATAATATACTAATATCTTTTTATATTATATTTTATTTTTTTCTTCTGTATGTTCGTCGTTTCCTATGTGATTTTCGTTTTTTAGTTCTATGACTACGATGTCTTCTCGTTTTTCCTCCAATATTTAATTTTAACATTCTTAAATATAATTGTTCCTCATCAGTGTAAGGGATTTCAGGTTCATCATTTAATCGTCTAAGTCTATTTTCAAGTTCTTTCATTCTCACATTATCACGCATACTTACATTATTACGCATAATTTCAGTATTTGTTTCAACAAGCAATTTTGTTACTTTAGGATCATTTCTTAAATTTTCACGTTTTAAAAAGGAATCAATAACTCTTTCTCGTGCTGTAGGATTAGGTCCTGATTCCTTTTCTATCCTTTTTTGTGCTAATAAATTATTTAGTGCTCTTTTTTTTACACCAGTTAAAGGTATTCCACCAGTTTCTTTTTCAATATTACTTTTTACATCAGATGGATTTAAGCTTACAATTTGTTCAGCTGTCATGTCTTTTAAATCGGATTGTGTTTCATATTTATGTTTTTTTCTAAAAAAACTTTTAAATGATGACATTATATATTATATTTTTATATTATTTTTTTAACTTCACCTTTAGCAACTCTTTCACGATAATTACGCATAGTTTCGTCTAAATGTCCTCTTATTTGTTTATAAATCGCCTGATTTACAGATGATACTTTTTCTGGTTCTTTTTTTTTAGAAATACCAAAATAGTCTCTAATTACAGCGATTTCATCAAACTTAAATTCTCCTAATTTCTCTCTAGCTTTTTCTTCTGTATAGTCTGTTTGTCTCATTACAATTTGAATTTTACTATCTATTTGGGCTGTTTCAATCAAAGAAATATTGTTCATATATGAAATAGATAAATTATTTTTTAAATCATATTAAACGAATAGTTATATATTAATTATCTAAGAATGGAAGATACTAAAAAACATCATTTGTTCGATATTCATACTATTATGAACGATATTGAAAAAGTAATTGAAAAAGGATTAAACAAATTGCTGATTAATTATATCGAAAGACACGAATTATTAGAAAAAACACATAAACAATTAATTCAATTGCCATCTATTGTTGAAGAATTAAATAAAAGAAGTATTACTCAACCTGAGATGATTTTTAATGATTCTGACTCCGAAACTGGTATTGAAAAATGTACCGATATTGATTTTATTAATATTAAAGATATGACAGAAAATATTGTGTGTCAACAAATTTCTAGTCTACAAAATAAACTCGATAAAATGGAAAAAAAATATGATGCCATTATACCTATTTTAGATAAGTTAATTGGTAAAATTCATCATTTAAACGATGATATTAAAGGGCTTCAAAATAATAACGAACATAAATTTATTGAAAAAATAGCTTATAAAGATACTATTGAAAATTCACCTGTTGTTAAAAGCTGTGAAAATGAAAATATTAAAATTTATATTAAAGAATATAAAGAGCTTGAAGAAGTAATTTCTGATGATTGTGACGTTGTAAAACCAGAGTTAATTACACATTCAACAATTTCAGTGAAAAAAGAAGTAAACACACAATCAATAGATATTAAAAAAGTTAATGTAGATAATTTAAAAAAAGAGACAGAAGAGAAAGTATCTACTGAAAAAGAAGTTGAAGAAGAAGAGGAAGAAGAAGAGGAAGAAGAAGAGGAAGAAGAAGAGGAAGAAGAAGAGGAAGAAGAAGAGGAAGAAGAAGAGGAAGAAGAAGAGGAAGAAGAAGAGGAAGAAGAAGAGGAAGAAGAGGGACAACAATCTAGTGTTGAAACTGCTGAGAGTAAAGCAGTTAATCAACAAGAAACAGATAATGAAGAAGCTAGTGTAGAGACTGAAACTAAAGAAGACGATGAGGAAGGAGATGATGAAGATGATGAGGAAATATTTGAGATTGATATTGATGATAAAACTTATTGTACAAATGATGATGAAAATGGCTTTATTTGGGAATTGAATGAGGATGGAGAGCAAGGCGATAAAGTTGGATATTTTAAGGAAAGTGAACCTTTCTTCTATGCTGAGGAAAATTAAAATATAAATATAATATAAAAATGATAAATTTATGTGCGCCAGCTATAATATATTTAATATTTTCAATTACTCAAATACTTATTGATACATTTAAGGGTCTTTATAATACAGCATTTGTAAAAGTCATAGTAACAATTATGGTAACATTATTGTTAAATATTTTATGTGAGAAAGGTCTTAGTGTGGTTTCATGGTTAATAGTCTTTATACCATTTATTTTGATGACAGTAATAGTAAGCATGGTGCTATATGTATTTGGATTAGATGCTGCAACAGGAAAATTTGATTATACCTGTGATGGAACAAGCTCAAAAAGTTCAACAAGTAATTGTGGTAATAATATAACTATTGATTCGTTAGGAAATATTGTTATTTATGATCCTGAATATAACTCAAATATCAATCCTGTTTATTATCGTTCACCAAATATTATAGTTCCTAATCCAACAACAAATGATTCTACAACTACACAGAAAAATATGGTTATAATCCCAAATGGTTCTAGTAGTCCTGCTTATCAAAGTTAGAGCAAAGTTTATCACAAACAACTCGCTTGGAACCTTGGAGTTCTTTAGAAAAATATATGTAAACAATTTAAATAGATATAATTATTAAATATATTAATAATGATAAGTCATTTAAACTCCTTTTTTATTGGTCTTTTATTTGTAGATATGCTAGAGAGAAGGTTCCCCGAACTATACAATAAATTTATGTTTATCTTATCGTATAATTGTATTTATTATTACAGCAAATGTCAGATATTTTTTATGAATATAAGAAATAAATTTAATTTATTTATTGAAGCAAACCCAATACTTTTAAAAATCAGGAATGACATAAACAAATTAACTATTTATCCAAATAAATACGAAAAAAATATAGAATATTATAATAATTATGAATTTTATATATATAATTATATTGACAATAATATTGTAGACAAATTACTTTTTCACGAAAATAGTAATGAACAAATTAATGAACCAATTAATGAAAAATCAGACATTAAATTTATGCTTATTGAATTCAAAAATGGAGAGAATATTTATAAGATAGATTTAAAAACAGATAAATTCAACTATTATTTAGTAGGTAATAAATTTACTAAAAATTTTTTTATTTTCTATATAAAAACACATCTTAATAAAAAGGATGAATTCAGTGATGATAATAAGTGTGCACTTAAAATTATCGATCATGATGTTAATATGCTAGAATTCGAATTTACTGATAAGAATGAGAGCATTTTGTTGGAAAAAAACGGATATAAGTTAAAAAATACTAATCATAATGAAGAAAAAGAATAATATATATATTAAAAACAATTTAAAAAAAAATTGAGATTATTAAATACAATATGTTATCCCATCATACAGATACAATGGAAACAGCAACTTCTTTAGAGTCATTTCATAAATTATCAGATAAATGGACTTTATGGGCGCATTTGCCTCATAATACTGATTGGAGTTTGAAGAGTTATATTCCCATTTCTACATTTAGCACTATTGAAGAAACGATTGCAGTAACAGAGACATTACCAGTTACTCTTGTAGAAAATTGTATGTTGTTTATGATGAGACAAGGAATCAGTCCTATGTGGGAAGACCCAAAAAATAGAAATGGAGGGTGTTTCTCATATAAAGTTGTAAATAAAAACGTTGCCAAAGCTTGGAGTGAATTGACATATAGAATTGTTGGAAGTTCTATTAGTAATGGCGTTTCTTTTGTTAAGTCTGTGACTGGGATAACTATTTCACCTAAAAAAAACTTCTGTATTATTAAAATTTGGATGACAAATTGTGACCATCAAAATCCAGGAGTTGTATCTCCTGTAAAGGGATTACAATCACAAGGTTGTTTATTTAAAAAACATACGCCTGAATATTAAATTTAAAAATATTTATAGCACAATAAATATTTTTTATCTTACACGTTAGGAAATGTTAAACTGTGTAAATATTGAGAATATGAGTAAAAGTTGTAATACTTAGGTTCTAAGTATAATCTTGTATTTGGTTTCTATTAATATTTAATCCAACTCTTTCGTTTAATCCTGTTTGAAGAGGTCCATCTAATAAATTTGATACTTCATTATAACTCTTATTTAATGTTATATTATTTGTTCTTTGTATTTTATCGGTTTTAACATAAGTAATTGATATAATTGTATTTACTGGATAATATATTAAAACACCAGGTGTCCTTTGTGTATTTAGATTACCAAAATCTATTACTTCATTAGTTGTAGTTATTGTTGCACTTAATAATATATCTGACGTTCCTATTACTCCATTAAATGGTGAATTAACACTTATACCTCTTATATAAACTCCTTTTGATATAAAACTATTTTGATTGTTATAATAGTTCCTTAATATAAGTGGGTTCGGAAGATACCAATCTAAACCTAAATATAATTTACTCTTATTATTTTGTAATGTTTTTAGAACTGATAATGTATTTAACAACGTTACTCTATTAGAACCACCACCAAAATTTTCATAATTGCCCAATCCAAAAGTAAATATACCTATAACATCACCTAATGTATTTACAATTGGTCCACCAGAATTACCACCTATTCCTGGAGATGTTATATGTATACTATCTGTTATTTGATAACCACCTGACTCCATATAATGTGGGTCTCTCACACATCCAACACTAATAGAATCTTCGTCAAACCCACCAGGATTTCCTATTATGTAACAAGTATCTCCAGCATTTGTTTCTATACTTGAAATTTTTAAACAACATTCTGGATTATTTGTTAAATTTATATTGGTTTTAATTAATGCTACATCTGCTACACCATCTATATAAATATTATTAGCATCTATTTTAGTCCAATCATTTGTTATTGGATGATGTATGTATACAACATCGGCCTTATAATATACACCATTAGTTATCTCCATAACACAGTGTGCTGCCGTAATAAAGTAACCATTAACTAAATCATTTGTATTTTCATAATAAAACCATCCTGAGCCGACATACCCTGTGCCATTTATAATAAAACTTATTTGGCTAGTTGCGAGTTTAAGTTTATTTAATATATCTGAAGTAATACCTTGTAATCCTGGGAGACCTTGAGGGCCAGTAGCACCAGTAGCACCAGTAGCACCAGTAGCGCCTTGTAGTCCTCCATTTTCAATATTATTTCCATTAAAATAAATACCATTTCCAGCTAAATTGATTTGTCCATTAACTCCTGCTCTAATATCTATATTAGAATTTCCTGAAGTATGTAGTCTCCATGTTTCATTTGAGTCGCTATAAATATTAAATGTATTACTATTATTATCTATCATAATAATTTGTTGTGAATTTAAATTAACTTTCTGTCCTGGTGCTAACTTATTTTCAGATGTAATACCATCATGAGTTATTGTTGTTTTATGAGCAGTGCTCTCAATAAGCACTGTGCCAGTAGCTCCATTAATATATGTTCCATTGGGAGAAGTTATTTCTAAATAACCTATTTTCCCTGATACAGTTTCTGCACTATTTTTTACCCAAGGATAATTTGCATTTGACATAATTAATATAATAATATAATAATATAATAATTATTTACAATGTTCCAAAATAAGATGTTGTTTTCATTAAAAAGTGAAATAATAAACCGAATAAAATACTAATGAACAGATAACCATTTATATTATAATTTCCATCATTCGAAAATAAAAATGGAATGTATGAATAAAAAAAACGCTTAAAAAAAGGTAACTGAAATAAAAAATATAAAACGGCTAATAATATAGGTGTTTGAATTTCATTATAAATATCATCTAATGAATCATTCATTTGTTTTCCTCTATTATAATTGTTTACCATATCGGATGTTTGTTCATAATTTTTAATATAATCTTGATGCTGAGGTGGTGTCTGTGGAACATAATTTGGCATAACTTGTGGGTCGGCACTTATACCATTTGTTGTCATAGGTATATCTCTTGATGGAAGTTGAGTTGCACCTGCTAATGTAGCCTGTTGTAATCCATTGACAATTTGATTAATTGTAGTTTGATCTAAAGACATACCTATTGCTCCTGTTTGTTGTGATTGAGCCGATTGTTTTTCTTGTGCTGTTATAGTAAGATTATTAGTAACATTTCCTCCACCAAGAGGATCAGTTGGTAAATCTAAAATACTAGTTGCGTCACTCATAATTATTGTAGAGAATGATTGATTATGATAATTACGCAAAAATTTATTCAAATGTAATTGTTTTAACATTTAATGAGCATTTTGTAGCAACTGGAACATATTTAACACATTTACCTTTATTTTTGTAAATTTTTTCTTTAAATTCATCTAAAGGTGGAGCATAAAAAGTAAGACAATTATTATCTTTACATACTTTTCTAAATAAAGACGCTAAACCTAAACCTAGTAATATTGACATTATTATTTTACCTCTTTCACTATGAACAAATTTTCCAAGATGTAATGACATTTATATTATTATAATATAATTATTATATCATAATAAATATTTCTAAGCTTGTATTGGAATTTTTGATATCATTTTTGTATCCTTAGGACATTCTACATTTTCATCTTCAAAATAGAAACAATTGTCTGCTTTATCTTTAAATAAAATCTTATCTACATTTTCAGGAGTAGGATAAATGTATATACTTTTCATTTCTGGTCCCATTAAATAGACAAATAAAAGACCAATTGCAAAACTTACTAAAAATATTGGCAACGAAATATAATTTAATAACATATATTATTACTTTAGAAAAAACCCCTGCCAAAATTTATTTCTTTTTCAACTAAACTATTCATAGCATCTATTAACATATTATAATTTTTGTCTTTTGTTTGTGGGTCTTCTTTATAAAATGATAGATATGTATTTTGTAACGATTTCGGCTGTTTATTAAATGATTTATTATAAATTGAAACACCAAAATCATACTGACCATTTTCCATTTTTCTTGGTGGAATAACAAGATTAGGTGGGGTTGTTAATCTACAACCGTTCCATTGTGGACCATGAGTTATTCTCTCATTTACACACTTATGCATAAATTCTTTCATCCAATCAATATTTGTTTTAAATTCAGTTTTTAATGCTGTAGGTAAATGACTCCATAAATCTTTATATTCATCAGTATGCCATTCTATTCCATCAATACCCTGACCAATAATTGGTTCATCAAGAACTTCGCCAGTTTGGGGTTTTATTTCAATCGTTAACTCTTTTTGAGTTTCAAATAAATCCGTTTGGTTTTTTCTTGGTTTCATAGCTTTCAACCCAACATCATAAGCAACAACTTTACTACTATATGCACTAACTAATATATCGTCAGTTTTATATTTTTTTTGAATTAATCTACAATAATTATTATCATCATTAGAGACTTCATTCACTTTATATTTTAATTGTCTAATTTTATTTAATAATGGTTCTAAAGTTGTATGATAAATAGTAGCAGCATCTATGGCAAATTGTGTGTCGTTCATGTTGTTCATTTTTTTTATACAATCCTTTATATCACCAATACTTTTATATGATTGTACTAACGCTTCATCTAATTCTACTTTTTTTGTAGGATTATTTACTTCCTTATTCCACATATCTAAGTAATTTTCGTAAATACTAGTTAAACTAGTAATATATTCTTTATTTGAATCAAAATTTTCAATAGCTGTTTCAGTTGTAATTAAACCAAATAATAATTTATTTTTATCGTTAATAATATTATTTTTTGCTTCTTTTATTTCATTTGATATAGCATCTAACTCTTCATCAAGTGATTGATGTATTCCTTTATTTAATTCAATATGTAAATTACATGGGTTAGCTAAATCACCACAAATTGCTTTAAATACTCTGTGTTCTGGAACCTTGTCGTCGGCTGGATAATATGTGATTGAAAAAAAATTTCCTTTTTTAGATGGACGTTTACAATTAACACATTTTGGCATTAATTTAAGATATTCCGAACGTTTCTCTCTATTACTAAGACTAGGATTATTTATTATTTTTCTTTTATTTATATTCATTTCAGTTTCAAATTTTTCTTTTAATTTATAATATTCATTTATAACATCATTTGGAGTAAGTATTTCTTTATTTGCATCACTAGATTTAGAATTAATAAGGTTTGAATCATTTGATATAGATATTCTTAATAGTTTTTTTGGTTTTAATATATATTCTTCGCTTTCTGACTCTGATTCACTAGTTTCTAAACCAGAATTTTTATCTTTAATATTAATATTAATTTTAACTGGGCTATCTTTTTCTTCATCACTTCCAGTATCTGAAAAATTTTCTCCAGTTAATTTTATTGTATTATCGCTTTCTGACATTTATATATTATAGTTAATAAATTAATTTTTAAGCAAAAATATCATGATAAATTTAAATACTTGGTCTTGAATGAATAATATCATATTCATTTTCCCAACGCGGTAAACCAGTAATTAATTCTTGGTGTGCTCTTTGCTTTGCTACTTGAAAATTTTTAATTTTTTCCAGAACATATTGCTGTTTTTCTTTATTTTTTTTCGCAATTTCAACGGGCGTTAATTTACCTTTATATTTATAAATTAGAATACCTCCTAAAATAAGCACGAAAAAAATTAACATACCAATATTGAAAATCATATTATGAAATTCCTCTCTATTTATATGTGATTGTTTTAAAGCATTATTTAAAAAATATTTTACTCCTGGTTCAGTTAATGTTGGTTTAGGCGAAGGCCATTTTTGATTAGCAAACTCCTGGAAATTCATATTTAATATAGTTAAATTTTTAAATTAAATTATACACATTATCTATATATATATATGACAAATTCATACTTAAATATTGTGACTTTTTTATTAACAACTATATTTTATTATTTGACTTTAAAACCAACTTTACCTTATACGATGTATAAAGACGACCAAAAATATAAACAATATATTAGTAATAATTATATGTATTTAGCTGTATATGTATTACTTGTTATAGTGATACAATTTATAGTTAATTCATCAATTATTGCTAATTCATGTGGCGGAAATATTACAGAAAATATGGGTGCTGCTGGTGTATTAACATTTTTACCATGGATATTAATATTTGGGGTGTTAGTTTTAATTTTAACTATTTTTCCAGGTTTTAAAAGTGCTTTTTCTGATGTTATTGGTTACTATTATGTTTCTAATCAAGCTACTAAAGTATTGACTGAATTATTAGTGAATCAGGAAATTCAAAAGAAAATGACTGAAGAAACTGACATGACTCCTGAAAAGAAAGAAGCACTTGAATCTGCTGCTGATGCTATAATTAAAATATGTGGAAATACTTCCATATTAATTAATCAAATAGTTCCTAGTAATTTTGAAAAATATTGGAAAATACTTACTCCATTAATGAAGGATAAGTATAAGATTGATGGTCCCGAAACTGATAAAATACAGAATGATTTATTTGAATTAGTTGTTACTAGGGATAATGTTGGCGAAGCTATGTGGTATATTTACACTGGGTTATTGCTTACTTCAATTGTTCAACTTAAAATAACTACTCGTGGTTGTAACACAAATCCAAAAACAATGGAGGCTAATTATCAAAAATTCTTAGAACAAGAAGAAAAAAGTAAAGAACAGAAGGAAAAGACATCCGCTACATATACAATTACAAGTTAAGTTTTTGATTAAATATATTTAATATATTTAATAATATTTTTATTATATATACATATATATATATATATATATATGAATAATTCAATAAACCTATATCCTTATTGTTATAAAATAAAAGATGAATGTCCACCTTGTAAGATAAAAGATAATTGTATAAGATTATTATCACATTATTTAGTGCTAAAATCAAATAAATATGTATCAGAACAATCTTTAAATAATGCTCATATGAAACTAGGCGATTGTTTAAAGCAATATGGTGATATGTATAAAAAAGTAGGTATCGAGTTATATGTTAATCCAAAAACTAAAGAAATAATTTTTCCAGATAATCAAAGAATTACTGCAAATTATAATATGTTTTTGAATGGTTATAGTCCATTTAACTTACAAACACCAAAAGAAGAAAGTATTTATGATGAAAAAATAATAATATACCAAATATTATTAAATGAAAAATTGAGAGAAGTATATAATAATTTTTATAGAAATGAAGGGTTTTCTGAAAAAGAATCAATTTTACCAAAAGAATATGGTATTACAAGACTAATGGGTCCTGAGATAGAGAATAATGGTGGCAAAAGAAAGAAAAAAACAAATAAAACACGAAAAAAGGTGAAAAAAACAAGTAAAAGACGAAAAATAAAAAAAAATATCTAGAGCAACGCGTATTTTTTCATTGATGAACTCGGCGTTCCAAAGGCACTTGCGTTTCGTGAAATGTAAAAAGGTGTATTAAATTTATTTTATATGTTCATAATGACAACCTGACCAATATATATTAATAATTTTATTAATACATCCGTTTGTAGGTATAAACTCAATTATTTTATTACCACTATCTCTATAATTTGACACATTTATTTGAAAATTCCAAATGTTACATGCACATTGAATTTCAATAGCACCACCCCATGTGTTTGTAGAACGCATATTAGAAATATAATTAGAAATATTTTTATTTTCAAAACTAATAACTTCATATGTTTCTAAACCTTCAATTATTTTTTTATTATCTTGTAAATAATTACAAATCTGTTGTCTGATATTATAACTATCTTCGCGAATAAAATAACTTAAACTATCAAATAAACAACTCATATAAAAACAATATATTATTTATTTGAATTAAAAAATTTTGTGAGCATTTAAATAATACAAAACACCTAAATAACATAATAAACCTAAAACTAATGATAATAACCAAATAGGTAGAATAGTTTTATTTCTATATCCAATACCAAATTCTCGAATACTGCCATCTTTATTATAGAAACAAGCAGGCTTCATCATCTGAATTGTTCCAAAAATTACAACAAATAAAATTATTGATATTAATGTTATATTTTCTCTAATGTATGTTTTATACATCTAATATATAATTATAAACTATTTTTTATAATTATATTTGTCTAAATACTTAATCTTCGTCTCCATATGTTTCATATTCTGGGGCATCTATACCAGTATAATTGCCATCATAATAATCTTCACCTAAATAACCCATATCAAAAGCATCATCTTCTATATCATCGTCCACCCGTCTTTGTTCTAAATATTCGTCAACTAGGATATCAATATTTTCATCTGTAGCATCTTTGTTTTTCCTTCTAATTTTTCTTTCTGCTTTTTCCATTTCATCCCTCAACTCTTGTTCCTCTTCTCTTTCATAAAATTCTTTTTCATATATTGTTAACCCTTTCTGTAAACCTTTGCTATATAACCCTTGTTTGGTAATTTTTAAAATATTATCTATATCTCTTCCTTCATCAGTCATTGCTTTTAATTTATCTGTTACCATATCCTTTTCTCTTTCTTTTAATTTAAAAACTCTATCTTGTATTTCTTCATATGATATATCAATTATATCTTTTTCAGTAGTGAATATATCAATAAATGATATAAGTAGACTAGCTGTTTCTTCTCTTAATTGTCTTAAATTTCCAGTTTGAATTCTAGTGTCAGCTTTACTTTTGTATGACATTTCAACATCTATTTTTGTCTCAATATCATTAATATAATCAACAGAAAAAAGGTCTACTACATCCATTGAGGTCTTTGTTTCAGTGACAATCATATCGTTATTATCTGCCAATTCAATGTATGTAAATAAAATTTTAAGTAAATAATGTTCAAATAAATATCTACTAGTTTTTTCATCTATTATTCCTCTAAGTATTTTATTATTGGTTTTTATACTAGAAAAACATGGTGTTGATTCTGCTATTTTGATTATATTTTTACATATATTTTGAATTGTAATTAAAATTTTTGATATTGATTTAACCCCATAAAATGGTTTTAATTTATCAAAATAGTCAGATATATTTCTTGTCAATTTATCAGAATGAATTTTAGAAAATCCATAATAACTGGGGATATGTGTATTATCGTAATTTACTTTGTTTATTATAATATTTGGAAAGATGTTTATAAAGTTGTTAATAAATGTTTTATAAAAATTAGTCACATTATACATATTATCATTTGAAATTTTTATATTTTCATTTCTAGTTGAATTATCACACATCCAATTTGACAAATTTTGTATTGTATCTATAAAATTTTTAATTGATCTACGTGTAACTTTTGAACCACTATTTTTTTGGACAAAATCTATTAATTCTTTTGACATTTCTTCATTTGATTCAAATAAATAATCATTAAGGTCTTTTACTTGAGATGTTGTGGTCTCTGAAGCAATATCAAATGTATCAATAGCATTTCTAATTAAATCTCTTAATTCAACTTCAATAACTTTATATTCATTATCTTCATTATCTTCATCATTTATAGCTTCTAATAATATTGATAATTTAGCTATACAAGAAATAACAGGATTTGATATATCAATTTTTATAATATTCTCTCTACTTATTAATTCAACAAGTCTTAAAAATTGTTCGTTTGTATAATTTCTGCCATCTTCTTTGAGTTTCTGAATTATCCTTTCAATTGTATCTGATGAATCAATTAATTCTGAATCTGGTTTGCTTGTGCAAATGGGTAGTAAATCTTCTGGAATTGGAAGTAATGATTTAAATTTACAATAAAATATAAACGCTAAATAAATAGTTTTTTCATTAAATGTATTCGGTATTGGAGGATATACATTTTTGGTGTTAATATTACTATAAAATATTAAGGGTTCTGTATTACTTCTTACATCATCTAATATATTTGAGAGACCATCTACTATATTATTAAATTCTGATATCTCGCTATTGCGGCTATTAAAATAACTAAAAGTGCTTTCGTTTTCTTTACTATCACAACAAGCATTTTCTAGATATGGTTCATTATTTGCTGTATGTAGAAGAAGTTTATGTTTTTTTACAATTTCTTGAATTATTTCTTGAATAGCTAGAGAGAATTGTATAATTTTGGACTCTATGACTAGTATTTTTTCTCTCTGATTTTCAGAACCACTTCTTAAATCATTTACAAGACTAGTTTTAAATTCTCTAGAAATGTTTGTTAGGTGTCTGATTTTAAATGGAACAAGAGGAGGAAGAAAATCTGACCATTTTGAAATATCGTGTTCCGCTGGAATATCAGATGCTGGGTTTGTCAATAAATATTCTGTTTTTTCTACAAATTTTCTTTGTACTTCTGGCAATTGAAGAAGTATAGTATCTATAAATGATTGAATTTTTGTCTGAATTTTTTGAGCATTTGTTTTTTTTAATACATCCCATGGCTCTCCAGAATCTCTTATATCATATGTTATACAAGCTAAATAAGTAACACTACTATAATCGCCTTGTCCATCGAATGGATATCCTGTAAAAGAACGAACACATCCTGGATGTGTTTTTCTTGTTTTAACTGATGGTATTGATGTTTGCACGGCAATTAAATACATACCTAATGTGCTATAAAGAAGAAAAGTGTTAAAAAATTCTTTATAAGATGGTATAACCTTCTTAGCAGTTTTTATTTTTTCTTTGTAATCACTCTCGCTTTCTACATTTGTTTTAATTGTTTCAATAACAGAATTAATTATAAATTCTTTTTGAGATTCTATATTAATACCCATAGCAACTGATAAAGCATTTACAATATTATTAATCATAATCGTTTCTGGTGTTATGTATTTCATAGTTTTTTCTGTAGTTGTAGCTATTATTTTATTTCCTGCTTCCTCCTCCATAATAGATCTAGATATAACTCGAAAACCTTCATCATATCCTTCATCAACATCAAAATCGCCGGGACAAATGGGCCAACCTGTATATTTATCTGTCCACCAATCACCATCATCGCTTAGTTGACCATTTATTGATTTAATACTGTCTAAAGCTGACATATACATATTTGAATTATGTGACTCAACAAAAGCAGCAGCTAATGTCTTTTTAAATGTTGGTAATAAAGGAACATTACTCTTTATACAATATAACCAGTGTTCAGATTCTTGTTTACCAATTGGAGAAACCCCTGGCATAAATGGTCGCGTAAATTTATTTGTAAATTTAATTATATCATTTTGTTTTTTAACAAAATCACTTTGGCGCAAAATTATATTAAGAACTTCAGAAAAAGGAGATACTATATGTTCTTTAAAGTCATCTTCTATATTAATTCCTAACTTATATTTTTGATTATTATATTTTAACAAAAAGTTTGTTTCTATTTTTGATACAATATGCATGATTGACAAAAAATAATTAAATTTATCTGAAATTTCTTTTTCAAACTTGTCTTTTGAAAATTTATATTTTGTATCAAATTCGCTTATTATACTTTTAAGTAATGAATTTTGTAAATTCAACTCAGTTGTTTTCATACTTTCACAATTATCATGACTTTTAGTTGGAAGACTTATACATTTTTCTTGTAAATCACAAATAATAGATGGGTCGTCTGAAATTTTTTGTTCAACTGATAGTTCTTTATCAATTACCCATTTATTATCTTTTCTAACATAATAATCTGATTCATCTACAATATTTTCAGCATAACCCTTATATAATATAGCATATTGTCCGTCAATTACTTTTTTTGCGCCATCAATCAAGGTATCGGCTATATATGTTGCATCTGTTTCTGTGAGATTATTTTTTTTAATTTGATCTCGAATTATGTATTCTTTTAAGTTGTCAGGTGTTAAACTTATTAATTGCTCAGCATATCCGCCTTTTTTATTTTCCTCTTCCATTATTCCATAGTTTGTTTTATCATATTTTTTATCAAAATAAACTAATGTATTATTATCATTTTCTAATTGCTCTAATGATGTATATAATTTTGCAATTGTAATATTTTCACATTTATCATCTTTTTCACCTTCTTTTAATTTATTATCATTTTTTTTCTTTTCAGCATCAAAAATATCACTTACATCTACTGGATACATTAATTTCAAATTTTGTTCTGATAATGCTGATGTATATAATCTGGAATAATCTTTTAACATTAATTTACGTAGTATCTCTGAATTAGTCATATTTTCGGCTGGAATTGTTAATTGATAACCTGTTTCTAAAACTTCATCATGATAACTTCTGGATAAAATCATTAATATACTAAATGATTTTGATTGAGTTAAAGATTTTTGTTTTATATTTGATACAAGTTTAAAAATTTTAGAAAATTCTATCATTTGTTTATTATATTCTGAAATTTTTGAATCAATGAAGTCTATTATTTCGTTATATTGATTAAACGTCAAATCATCTGTATAAATCAAAAATGGTTCTAAATAACCAACTACATCAACAATAGATAATTTACCTTTTATATATTTTTTCATCAAATTAAATAAAATACGAGTTTTTGGAACAATTGTTTCAACGTATTTTTTATAAAACTCATTTTTAGTTAATCCACGTAATTCTTCAGAAGGTATATTTATAACATAATTTCTTATACCACTTACAAATTCATTCTCATCTAATTCTAATTTATTTTCAAATGATTCAATGAAAACATTTGATACACTTGTTTTTTTCTTTAATAATTCCCAATAATTTAAAAATATTTGACTCAAATTTGCTTTAGTTAATATGTCTGTTGCTGGTAAATTAATTCTTGAAAATCGAATAGTAGGTTCAGGAAGTGTCATTATTGATCTGATAGACATTAAATCATCATCTGAAATTTTTACTCTAATTGTTGTCATTTTTGAAGATGTTATATCAGTTGCTTCTAATTTTGTGCTTGCTAGTGAATACTTTGATATGACAAAACGTCTATTTCTTATCATATTATTACTAAATACTGATGAATATAAATCTTCTAAATTTTCTATAGCTACATTAAGGTCTGTTTTTACATATTTTTCACCAATAATATCATTTATTCTATCTTCTTCTGGATATTCAAAAGGTCTAAAATATTGTGATAAATCTGAATAAAGAGCAGTATATTTATTACTTTCTGCTGGCAAATCGCTTGATTTATAAGTTTTAATCAAACTAACAATGTTATGTATATCTTTATTAATATCTAAACTAATAATGTCATTATTTTCTTCATCAATATTCACCACATTATAAACTTTTTTTATATTTCTTACAACAGGTAATATCCAATACAAATTTTTGTTAAATTTTTGTAACCAACTTGAAAGTGGTCTCCAATTTGCTTGTTTAATTAATACACCATCAACATTACCATACTGGTCAAAATCAGAAAATTCTTGTCTCAATTGTTTAAATCTATCTATCATTATGTGAATATTATTAAGAACTCTTGGAGTTCTTTGTGCGTTAGGAATTGTTGAGAGAAGATCATCTAATAAGTCACTTACTTGTTCTTCAATACTATATTTTTTTCTTTTTGCTGAAACATCTTTAAATTCAACAATTGGTCCTAATTCTTCATCACCAAAAACTACTTGGTCGGCTTTAAGTATAAATTCCCTCAACTGGTCCTTTACATCTTTAACAGGAACAACTAATTCAATTTCTTGAGCATCTATAACATTTTTTTCTTCTTCAAGTTCAGGAATAGCTAATTCACCTTCTTCTGATTCTTCGTCTATTACAGATTTTTTTTCTATGGGTTTTTGTATTATTTCAATGTTGTCAATTGGTAAATTTTCAGGAATTCCTTTATAGTCAAAATTTATATATATAATATCTTTATCAGTTGTTTTTAATTCAATCATATCTTCTTCTAAATTTGTAATTTCTCCAACAATAATAGCAGGGTTTGGATCAGAAAAAAATATTTTAATCCATTTACCTGGAAGTAGACCATTTTGTCTAGCATAACTTGGAGTATCTGCTCTATGAAGTATTTCAATTCTTGTAATATTGCCATCACCTAAAATACCATCTTCAGATATTTTTAATTTTATCCTATTTAATGTATCAGTATTAATTAAATAAGTTTTTGAAATATCAATATAATCAATAATAAAGGTTTGATCATTTAGAATATCATTCACTGGATTACTAATATGAATTACATCACCTAATTGAAGATCCAGCTGTATATCTTCTTTTTGAGATTCTGTTTCTTTTTTTTCAGACATTTGTTCTATAATTATATTAGATATTTTTATATACTTAAGTAATAATCAATATAAATATAGTTTAAAGACTATTTAATAATTATAAATAACAAAATATGAGCAAACATACTTACAATTTGTCTGAAATTCCTGGTTTTAACGATTTACTTAAACCAAATTATGTTTATAGCCCAAATACACTAAATCCACTTATACTAAAAATAAATAAAACTCAATGTAGAACTAATAATTCTTTTTATAGTGTTATTAGATATGATAAGAATTTTTTGTGCGTGGATCTTATACCATCATTTGGTATTTGTAGGTCAATTGTATTAAATTCGGCTAATCAAATTGTTAGTTTTGCACCACCAAAATCTCATCCTTCTAATGATTTTATTAAAAAATATAATGAAAATATGGACGGTATTCAAGCTGAAGAATTTGTAGAGGGAACTATGATAAATGTTTTCTTTGACTCAACTATTGGACTTACTGGTAGTTGGGAAATTTCAACTCGCAATACAGTTGGTGCTACATCTTCCTTTTTTAAATCACCTAATTCAAAGACATTTAGAGAAATGTTTATGGAAGCAGCCGTTGAATGTAAATTAGATATTAATAATTTAAAAACTGAATTATGCTATAGTTTTGTAGTTCAACATCCTGAAAATAGAATTGTCGTTCCATTTAGCAAACCACAATTGTATTTAGTCGGCATATATAAAATCAATAATATGCCTAATAATGTTACAATTGATTCCTTTGATGTATATGAATATCAACATTTTTTTAGTGAATTAGGGACATCCGTTAAGTTTCCGCAAATTTATGATTTCAATAAATATTCTGAATTGATTGAAAAGTATGGGTCAATGAATACCTCATACGATATTGTTGGTGTAGTTATTCATAATAAGAATACTGGTGAAAGAACTAAAATTAGAAATCCTGTATATGAACAGGTTAGAAATTTAAGAGGTAATCAACCTAAATTACAATATCAATATCTTTCTCTAAGAAAGGAAGGGAAAGTTAAAGACTTTTTGAAGTTTTATCCTGAAAATAAAAAGGAATTTTCTGTATTCAGAGATCAGGTTCATGTTTTTACTAACACTTTATATAGCAATTATGTTTCATGTTATATCAAAAAGGAAAAACCTTTGATTGAATTTTCTGAACAATACAGAACTCATATGTTCAATGTTCACCAACACTATATGAATAACCTTAGAGATAACAAACTATTCGTAACAAATACGTTTGTGCAAAAATATGTTAATCAGCTTCATCCTTCTCTGTTAATGTATTGTTTGAATTTCCAAATGAGAAAGCGTAATATTGATACCATTGTTGTTGATAATAAATAATATAATAATATAATATAATATATGGGAGGGAAAACTAGAAAGCAAGTAGTTTCGTTATTTGGTATAAATGATTGTCATAAACCAAAAAAAAATACAAAAAAAGCTTATGAATACAGAATTCGTAAAATATATAAGCGCCCAAAAACTCTTAAAAATTATTCAAAGAAAAAATTTAGAAATATTATTTTATTTCCACATGATTTAGGACAAACTAAGCATGGTGTCGAAAAAGCTCCTAAATTTTTAAAAAAATACATAAACAAAAAAAATCATCGCTTATATGATGTTAAAGATACAAATGATTTTTTTACAAATATACATAACTTATATGAAATGAATAAAAAAGTAGCTAATCCTAAAATAAATATTGGTGGTGACCATTCTATGTCTATTGCAACAATATCAGACACTATGAATCGTTATCCAAATGCAAAAGTGATTTATTTTGATGCTCACGCTGATATTAATACATACGCAAGTTCGAATTCAAAACATTATCATGGTATGCCATTAAGTTTTGTTACCGGAATTGATAAAGATAGTAAATTTAGTTTTATCAAAAATAAATTGAAATTAGAAAATTTATTATATATTGGTGGACGATGTTGGGATATATTTGAACGTGATTTAATATATAAACATAATATTAAACACATTGACCCACCTGAACTTAATAACGACTTTGAAAATGCTATGAATAAAATTATTACTTTTGCTGGAAAATCTCCAATTCATTTATCATTTGATGTTGATTGTATGGACAAAAGTTTAGTTCCATCGACTGGTACAGCCGTTAATGGAGGAATTAAAATGAATATAGGTAAAGAAGTTTTGAAACAAATTAAAAATTATACTAATGTTGTTAATGTTGATATTACTGAATTAAATATGGATTTAGGAACACACAAAGAAGCTGAAAAATCATTAAAAAATACGGATGAATTATTTAAGTCATTTTTAGAATAATTATTAGTAAAATTTATTATTACACAGACCGACAAGCACCTACGGTAGTTAAAATGAGACAAAAGATAATATGCCTAATTTAATATAATAAGGATTAAATTAAGCGAAAAAATAAAAATGAATGAGAACAAATATACAATGAAATTTATAACATTATAATATAAATTTAACGAGGAACTAATTTTAGAAACTCTTTTCTAATTTTACCAAATATTTCACTAGAATAAGCTATTGCCTTTTTTAAATCATTTTTTATATTTGATATTTCCATATGCTCTTTATAAGCAACCCGAATTAAGCTATACGTATCATGTGGATGTAACATTTTAAACCCGCAAAATTTTAATGAGCCAGTTGATTCATAAAATAATGTTAAAAGAGCATATTCAATTACTTTTCCAATAGTATAATCCTCGTTTTCAAGAATAATATCAAAACTATTTTTCATAGTGTTATCAGATACTTTAATTTCCAAATTATCTTCTTCAATAAGTGTATCTAATTTAACTAATTTGTCAATCATAATTGAACAAGCAATAGTAAGCAGTTCTTGGTTTGTATAAATACCGATAGATTGAATAACAAAATTGAAGCTATCTTTCTTGAAAATTCGTTTTCCTTCTAATAGTTTCCAATTTGTTGTTTCAAATTCAATTGCATTTTCTTTTTTTCCTTCGTCTTTCCATTTTTGTTTTAACTGAGCTAATTTTGCCTCCTGCGCGACATCATCTATAGTATTACCATATGAACATGTTGATACAGCATTATAAGCACCATCTTCTTTAGCAGTTCCAATATCAAATTCACATGTTAAATTAATTTTTTTTGCTTGTAGCTCTTCTGATGCTTTAGGTTTTAATCTTACAAAATCTATAAAATCGCCAGTATGTTCATTAGCTGGGAAAATTTCTCGAATTTTGTCCTTAGGTAAAATTTTGTTAGATACAGAATCTTTAATTGTAAAATCTTCTGTAGTTACTACAATGGTTGTATCTGTGTTGTTTTCTACATTTAATTCCATAATATAATTTTTTAATGGGAAATCTTGAATATCTTTAATATGTATTGGAATACAACTTAAACGATGTTTAACAATTTCATTATTTAAGCCGCAAGTATTCGAAATAATATTACATTTATTTTTATCATTTGGAGAAACTTTAAAAACAACAATAGGAATTTCTGATAAAATTATTCTTCTAATCGCATTTACAAAACTTACGTTTATCCCACTAATTGTAAATAATAACTCATCATCATTTATTTTAGATACGAGTTCTACGCGTGGATTAACTAGCGGCGTTTCATTGCTTGATGAATAAGAATAAGCCATAGTTGGTTGTGCTTCCATTATATCTAATATACATTTATATTTAAATTATTAATTTAATTCATTTTTATTTTTAAATGAGTTAAATATAATTTTGAATTAACTAAGTATATATTAAGATGAGTTGTATTTTATATTATAGCAAATATTGCGAAGTTAGTAAAAAATATTTACAGCTTTTGTCAAAATCTGATATACAGAAAGATATTCATTTTATATGTATTGATAAAAGAGTTAAGGATTCTAATAATAAAACATATATTATTTTAGAAAATGGTCAAAAGATTATTTTACCAGAAAACATCACAAAAGTTCCTGCTTTATTATTATTGAATCAAGGATACCAAGTCTTATATGGTGAACAAATTTTAGAACACTTAAAACCTAGACAACAACAAGAAATCAAACAAGCTACACAAAATAATATGGAGCCTATGGCATTTGCTCTAGGAGGAGGTAATTTTGGCGATGTTGTTTCTGATAAATATAGTTTTTTAGACCAAGATCCAGATGATTTAAAGGCTGAGGGTAATGGTGGTATGAGACAAATGCATAATTATGTTGATTTAAATACTGCTTTTAATGGGCAATTTTATAATCCTGGAACAGGAGAAGATTTTACCACCACAATTAAGGGACAAAAAAAAATGAGTGATGACGCTGCAAATTCACAAATGGAACAAAGATTAAAACAAATGCAAGAACAAAGAGATTCTGACATTAGGTCTATTACTGGAAATAGACCACCAATGAGTTTCTAAGTTGGTCATGGTTGGAATAAAAGCTCCCAATCAGAACATTTGCACCTTTTTATAAAAATGAGACAAACTCATTCTAAATTTCGGTCAAATATTAATTATATTAATTTATTTTAAACCAATTTAAAAAGATTTATTGAACATAAATAATGTCTAACATATTAACAGCGTTTAATGATCATTTTCTTGAATTTATAAATGATGTTCAATCTGTGTTTCCCAATGATCCTGATATTTTATCTGCAAAAAATGCTCTAACAATGATTCGAAAGGCTAACCCAAAAATGATTGTTAAAATTTGGAAGACTCTTATTGCTGATAAATATAAAAATCAAATTGACTCAAATGATATTTCATTCTTTTTAGAAAAAGATTATTCTTCTGATGTTTCAACATCTAATAATTCAGACAAAATTATGGAAGCTATTGATAGATTGAGGGAACCTATCAGAAATATGGGACCAGATAACCAATCAAAGGTTATGAAGTATATTCAAAATTTAACAAAACTTTCTCAACTATGTGAATAAAATAATTAATTCTAATATATATTTTCTCTTAAGTTTGGCTTAAATAAAATTAATATATATTAAATAAAATGTCAACAGAAAATTCGGTTCCTGAAGAGTTTGTAAAAGTGATTAGAGATTTTGTGGGGGATTTAAAAATAACATTTCCAGAATATGTTCCATTTATTGATAAATGGTGGAAAAACAAAGAAGATTTTAATTACATGGATAATGAAGAAGATAGAATTCTAGCATATGAAAAATCTGAAAAAAAATCAATAAAACTTCTTTTTGATTTTTGTAAGAAGAAATTGCCACCAAGATTTTTTGATATTTTATACCAAAATGAAGATATGTTTAAGGAAGAATCAGAACTTGATACTGAATTTTTCCCAAAGATTCACTTCAAAAACTTATGGCAATGTGATATTTCACAAAAAACACGTGAAACCATTTGGAAATATCTTCAACTTATTTTATTTTCAATTGTTGGCACATTAGATAACAAGGATGCTTTTGGTGATACTGCTAAGTTATTTGAAGCGATTAACGAAGAGGAATTTAAAGGGAAACTTCAAGAAACATTAAGTCAAATGCAAGGATTATTTGATTTGAGTGGAAACTTTGGAGAGAATTTGGGTGAAGGGTTGGGTCCAAGTGACTTGCCAAATGCTGAGCAAATTAATGAACATATTACAGGTATGTTAGATGGAAAAATAGGACAATTAGCTCGTGAAATTGCCGAAGAAACTGCTAATAATTTAAATATGGATTTCGATGGTGCAACTGATATGAAAGATGTATTTAGTAAGCTGATGAAAAACCCTACAAAACTTATGGGTTTGGTTAAAAATATTGGTGATAAACTAGATTCTAAGATTAAATCTGGTGAGTTAAAAGAATCTGAAATGATACAAGAGGCTACTGAAATTATGAGTAAAATGAAAAATATGCCAGGAATGGGAAATATTCAGTCGATGTTAAGTAAGATGGGAATGGGTGGTGGTTTAGGCAGCTTTGGTGGAGGTAAAGTAAATACTAACGCAATGGAAGCTAATCTTAATCAACGATTAAAAATGGCAAAAACTAAAGAAAGAATTAAAGCAAAAGCTGAAGCTAACGCTATAGCTAAAGCAGCAGCTCAATTAGAATCACAAAAATCACAACAAACTACGCAACCAAAAATGAGTGTTGAAGAAATATTAAAATTTATTGAAGGCGAAGAAAAACCTGAAAGAACACCAAGAGGAGCAAAACCACAACAACAACAACCATCTTCAAATAAAAAGAAGAAAGGAAAAAAATAAATATATAATATATATGTCAAGTTTTCAAATATATTATGTATATAATGATAGAACAATACAAAAAGTAGAAAAATATGGTGTTAATTTAGATATAAGTGTCCGTCGTGGAGATAAAACAATAGATGAAGTATATAATGAAATAAATTCTGATAAAAAATTTTGTCGAGAAGAAACTTCGATTAGTTATAAACATTTCTTAGGTATAATTAGAAATAATATTACTTTATACGCAGTTTTAGATGGTAAGATAGCAGGTGCTTTATCTTTTGAATTTAATATAAAAGATGGTAACAATGTAATTATGTTCGAAGGAATATGTTCTCCAGAAATATATTCTGGACAAGGTGTAGGACTAGAATTAATAAATACTTTAATAAGTATTGGAAAACTAAATGATTTTAAATATATATTTTTAGAATGTAAAGGTAACATAATGAAATATTATAGAAACAAATTTGGTTTTGAAATAATAGAACAAAGAGCAAATTATGATTCTGATGATGAAGAAGACACTGAGTTATATTATTATATGAGACTAGATTTATCAAAAGTATCAGGAGGAAAAATGAAGAAAAAAAAAAGTATTAAAAGAAAAAATAAAAAAAGAGTTCTATCCACGAGAAAAAGAAGAAAATTAAGAAAAATTTAAAAGATTTATATATATATAATGACAATACAATTTTGGTCCAATGATCCTACAATTTTATTCAATAAAGATTATATCTTTGAATTGTGGCCTATAACATCAATGTGCTATGAACAAAAATTAAATGCTATCTCTCGATTGATTATATTATTAACAATTTTAGGATATATATTAACTATGTCAAAAAGAGTATTAGCAGTTGGTGCAATAACATTACTGGTTATATTTATTTTATATAATATGCGTAAACAGAAGCTAACAAAAGATATGTTAGAGAATTTTGAAGTACAGGGTAATGAAGTAACAGGTATGTTTGATAATAAGCCAAAATCATTCGTAAATCCTGTAACTTTAGATGCTGTATTAAGAACAGAATTTAAGGAAGGAAATAAGAAAAATCCATTTAGCAATGTTTTATTAACACAAATTAACGATGAACCAGAGAGAAAAGCTGCTCCACCAAGTTTTAACCCTGACGTGGATGAGGATATAACTAAAAATGTTAAACATGCTATTCAGATGATGAATCCTGGTATAAAAAATACAAACAAACAATTATTCGGAGACCTCTGGCAGAAGTTTGAGTTAGACCAGTCAAATCGTGCCTTTTATTCAACGCCAAATACACGTGTCGCAAATGATCAAGGAGCATTTTCACAGTATCTTTATGGTTACATGCCTAGTGCAAAGGAAGACACACCTGATGGTAATATACAGCGTTTTAAGGATAACAGCGAAGCAAGATGGATTATGATGTAAATTATTGTATTGTTTTTAGTTTTATTTTTATTATCATATATCCAAAACTCAAAATTATATCCTAATTTTTGTGCCGTTGCTTTTTGTTTTAACAAAACAATCTGCTTTTACACTCTTGAAGATTTAAAATTGGTTGAGTAGTACTAAATTTATACCGATAATTTTTCTAAAGGATGTAAATGGTATAAAATTTAAATTTCTTCTTTTAACAAATGATTTTTCTTTAGTAATTCTTCGTTGTTCATTTGATGTATTAAATTTATTTTTATATATTTTTAATTATTATTTAAAGTTTAGTAAAAATAAAATATCAATCAATAATATATAAATGGCTACTTATTCAGGATATACATTTAACAATATGAGTCGAATTGGATTAGATGAATGTTCAACTTCACAAGAAGATATTCAAAATGTCGCATCTTGTAATTATATCACTCAAAACTATTTTGCTTCAGATTGTAGTATGAAAAAACCTATTGAATTAAGTACTACGCAACCAGGTATAATGTATAATGGCGGCTACCAAGTAGGAGCGGGGGGATGTAATATTAATGACTCATCTAAACTTCAAATAGGAACAATTCAAACACATCCACGTTGTCGTATCGATTTATTTCATAGACCATTTGCTACAGTTCCTTATTTAGGTCGTGGTTCTGTAAATCCTGTTATGGAATCTCAAATTCAACAAGGAGAGCAAATAGTTAATAAGCGTAGTGTTAATAATTTAAGTGAAAAAAGTTATATTAAATATCATCAAACTCCTTTATTGCCTGCTGTTAAACAAAAAATTAATAATCCCGCTAATCAAATTGAAAGTGTTGCTTCTGATGGATGGATTCGTGGTGGCGTTCCATCCCGCGAATTAACTCGCGATTCTGATTATTTCAATAAACATTCTACTTATCAATATTCTTAAAACATATAATTATGAAATAGAATCTTTCATGGCAATTTATATAGGATGTATGATATTTCTTATTTTAGATAGTTTTAAGGTTTACAAATAATATTTAAATAGATTTAAATATTATTTGTATACATTAAATAATGTACGACACTAAATTTGAATGTAGATATCACAAAGATGATGTAATTTTAGATACTGATGATGTAACAGAAAACGACATAAGTTTTATACGTAATTATCTTTATAAAGAAGACTTACTAAATATTTTCACTATTGATTATAGTGATAATCAAGAAATTTTTGAAAATTCAATTTATGAATTATACGAAAAAATTAAAAATTGTGAATTTTTAAAAGAACTAATGAAAAAAGCAGCCTCAATTATATTCTTGAGCGATATTAAATATGGATTATGTATTTTATATTCTTATGATTATATGTATATGACGCATAAATGTGTATCTGATTATTTAGATAGTGGAAATATATCTGAAGAAAACAAAAATTTGTTTAAAGATTTTATTAAATAATATTTTATAAATGTATATAAATGGCTTCTACACGTAATAGAAATACTCCTGGAAACTATTGTTTAGAACAAAGACAATATCAAAATTTTTCTAATTATGCATTATATCCAAATTCACAATATGGCGTTGCTTATAATACGAGACTACCTGGAAATGGATTATTGCCCGCTCAAATTCCTTGGAATAAATTATCATATAATGCTCCTGATACTGAATCATTTTTATTTGGAATAAATTCAACAAATTTAGTGAATCCGGCTCCATGTTTTGTTCCAGAAATAACACAATTAGGTTCGACTAATATTTATGAAAAAGAACCTGTTTTAATGCCAGAACCTTTAGTAATGGAAAAAAACCAAAGACCTTTTCCTGTTCCTAATTAAATAATGTAATTAATAATTTAATATATTATTTAGTGAAACGCATATTTTAGACCTTTGGACATTTATATTCTTGAAGATTTACACCATTGAAGATTTAAAATGGCTCACTTTAGAAAAATTATCGGTATAAATTTAGTACTATTCTGCCAATTTTAAATTTTCAAGGGTGTAAAATAAGATAAATATTACTAAATTTAACCGATAATTTTCAAGAATGTAAATGTCCAAATGTGTAAAAGTATGAGATAAATATTATCAGATATTATGTAATTTGGTTTTGAATAATTTTATTAATTGTTATCATATTTATATATTATTTTAGAAATAATATAATTTAAATATTAATTTTAAATATGTTATCATATTTATATAATGAGTAATATAAATGCACAAAATATAATAAGTCAAAATATAAAAGTCACCAATTTAGTAGTGACTAGTATAAATGGTGTTCCTTATATTGCTAATCCATGTAACGACCCATGTAAAAAAGGATATTATGTTCCATGTCAGGATTGTAATTATACAGGTCCTGATGATTGCGACTGTGGTAATACGTGTGATTGGTGTGATGAAGAACCATATGTTCCTGATGAATGTGATTGTTTTATTCCATGTCATAGTGGTGGTGGAGGCGGTGGTGGAAGCGGTTCAACAGGAGCTACTGGATCACAAGGAGCTACTGGATCACGTGGAGCTACTGGATCACGTGGAGCTACTGGATCACAAGGAGCTACTGGGCCACAAGGAGCTACTGGATCACGTGGAGCTACTGGATCACAAGGAGCTACTGGGTTACAAGGAGCTATTGGATCACAAGGAGCTATTGGATCACAAGGAGCTACTGGATCACAAGGAGCTATTGGGTCACAAGGAACTAGTGGATCACAAGGAGCTACTGGATCACAAGGAGCTACTGGATCACAAGGAGCTACTGGATCACAAGGAGCTATTGGTCATACAGGGACAACTGGTTCCCAAGGTGTTATTGGATCAACAGGAGCTCAAGGAGAAACAGGAGCTAGAGGATTAACTGGATATGATGGAATAACCGGTTCTCAAGGCTCAACTGGATCACAAGGTGTAACTGGCTCACAAGGTGTTACTGGTCCTACAGGTTCTCAAGGCGTTACAGGTGTAGAAGGAACTACAGGTTCACAGGGAGCTACTGGTCATATCGGTTCACAAGGAGCAACAGGTTCACAAGGAGTAACAGGTTCACAAGGTGATACTGGTCCTACAGGTTCACAAGGAACAACAGGTTTTCAAGGTGATACAGGTACACAAGGAGTTACAGGTACACAAGGAGTTGCGGGTTCTCAAGGTGCTACTGGTCCTACCGGTTCACAAGGAGCAACAGGTTCACAAGGTGATACAGGATTTAGAGGATCAACAGGTTCTCAAGGAGTTACAGGTTCACAAGGATCAACAGGTATAGAAGGTCCTACAGGTTCCCAAGGTGCTACTGGTCCTATCGGTTCACAAGGAGTAACAGGTTTTCAAGGATCTACAGGATCACAAGGATCTACAGGATCACAAGGATCTACAGGATCACAAGGATCTACAGGTTTTCAAGGATCTACAGGATCACAAGGAGTTACAGGTTTTCAAGGATCTACAGGATCACAAGGAACTACAGGTTCGCAAGGATCTACAGGTTCTCAAGGAACTACCGGTCCTACAGGTTCACAAGGTTCTACAGGTATAGAAGGTCCTACAGGTTCACAAGGTGCTACTGGTCCTATCGGTTCACAAGGAGTAACAGGTTTTCAAGGATCTACAGGATCACAAGGATCTACAGGTTCGCAAGGATCTACAGGTTCGCAAGGAGTTACAGGTTTTCAAGGATCTACAGGATCACAAGGAGTTATAGGTTCACAAGGAGTAACAGGCTTTCAAGGATCTACAGGAACACAAGGTGTAACAGGTTCTCAAGGAACTACCGGTCCTACAGGTTTTCAAGGATCTACAGGATCACAAGGAACTACAGGTTCGCAAGGATCTACAGGTTCTCAAGGAACTACCGGTCCTACAGGTTCACAAGGATCTACAGGTATAGAAGGTCCTACAGGTTCACAAGGTGCTACTGGTCCTATCGGTTCACAAGGAGTAACAGGTTTTCAAGGATCTACAGGATCACAAGGATCTACAGGTTCGCAAGGATCTACAGGTTCGCAAGGAGTTACAGGTTTTCAAGGATCTACAGGATCACAAGGAGTTATAGGTTCACAAGGAGTAACAGGCTTTCAAGGATCTACAGGAACACAAGGTGTAACAGGTTCTCAAGGAACTACCGGTCCTACAGGTTTTCAAGGTTCTACAGGATCACAAGGATCTACAGGTTCGCAAGGAGTTACAGGATCTCAAGGTTCAACAGGTTCACAAGGTTCTACCGGATCTCAAGGAGTTACAGGTCCACAAGGAGTAACAGGTTTTCAAGGATCTACAGGATCACAAGGATCTACCGGTCCTACAGGTTCACAAGGATCTACAGGTATAGAAGGTCCTACAGGTTCACAAGGTGCTACTGGTCCTATCGGTTCACAAGGAGTAACAGGTTTTCAAGGTTCTACAGGATCACAAGGATCTACAGGTTCGCAAGGAGTTACAGGTTCACAAGGAGTTACAGGTTCGCAAGGAGTTACAGGATCTCAAGGTCCTACCGGATCTCAAGGAGTTACAGGTTCACAAGGAGTAACAGGTTTTCAAGGATCTACAGGATCACAAGGATCTACAGGTTCGCAAGGAGTTACAGGTTCGCAAGGAGTTACAGGTTCGCAAGGAGTTACAGGTTCGCAAGGAGTTACAGGATCTCAAGGTTCAACAGGATCACAAGGTTCTACCGGATCTCAAGGAGCAACAGGTTCTCAAGGAGTTACTGGTCCAACAGGTTCTCAAGGAGCAACAGGTCCTACCGGATCACAAGGTCTAACAGGTTCACAAGGAGTAACAGGTTTTCAAGGATCTACAGGTTCACAAGGTCCTACAGGTTCACAAGGTGCTACTGGTCCTACAGGAACTCAAGGAGCAACAGGTTCACAAGGTGCTACTGGTCCTACAGGATCTCAAGGAGCAACAGGTCCTACCGGATCACAAGGTCTAACAGGTTCTCAAGGTGTAACAGGTTCACAAGGTCCTACAGGTTCACAAGGTGCTACTGGTCCTACAGGATCTCAAGGAGCAACAGGTCCTACCGGATCACAAGGTCTAACAGGTTCTCAAGGTGTAACAGGTTCACAAGGTCCTACAGGTTCACAAGGTGCTA